ACGACCAGTTCACCCGTGATAACTTCAAAGCAATGGTTGATCCGTATTTGCGTGATGTTCAGTCGCGGCGTGGTATCATTGACTATCTTGTCGTTTGTGATGAAACAAACAACACAGGCCAAGTCATTGATAACAACGAGTTCCGTGCAGACTTCTACATCAAGCCAGCACGTTCTATCAACTTTGTTACATTAACATTTATTGCCACACGAACTGGAGTTGATTTCAGTGAAGTGGTTGGCAGAGCATAAAGGAGAAATGAAAAATGGCTAATTTAAATACATTTGTTCAAAAACTCTCCGGTGGTGGCGCTCGTGCTAATCAGTTTGAAGTTCAAATCACAGGTGGTCCGTTTGGTGGATCTGATTTGTTTACCTTTCTTTGTAAGGGTGCTCAGATTCCTGCTCAAACTGTTGGTGAAATTGCGGTACCATATCGGGGCCGGCAAATTTATGTTGCTGGTGATCGTGTAATGGATCCTTGGACTGTCACTGTATTCAGTGATGCTGCTTGGGACTTGCGTGGTCGTATGGAAAGCTGGTCAAATCAAATTGCAGATATGGGTAATAGTTCTGTAGGGGCTCAAAATCCTGCTACATACTATGCTGAGGGTTTAGTTAGACAACTAGATCGCGACAGCAATACTATCAATACCTATACTTTGTATCAGTTGTGGCCGGTTACTATTGATCCGATAGAATTGAGTTATGATTCTAACGACATGATTGAAGAATTTGGAGTAACTTTCCGTTACAACTATCTGCATTCTTCGAAGGGCGGTGGTGCTTTATAATATTTGCGTACTTTTATTTAGATAAATAGAAGTATGGCAGAATTATTTGGATATGAAATAAAGAGGAAGAAAGAGGCGGCAAAGCCGAAAAGCTTTGTCGCCCCTTCCGACGAGGACGGCACACTAGATATTGCTGGTGGCGCTGGGTTCTATAGTCAATACCTTAACCTGGACAAGCAGGCTGGTAATGATTGGGACTTGATTCGTAAATATCGTACAACTGCATTGGCCCCAGAGGTTGATCAGGCAATTGAAGATATTATAAATGAGGCAATCACAGCAGACGTAACACAATCGTCTGTTAAACTGAATCTAAAAACAGTTAAGTTATCATCGGCAATCAAACGAAAGATGCACGATGAGTTTGCGGAAGTTCTAAGGCTATTAGAATGGAAAACCCGCGGGCACGATATATTTCGTAGATGGTATGTAGACGGTCGTTTATTCTATCACATTTTGGTAAACATAAATCAGTCTCGCAAGGGCATCTCGGAAATACGATATGTTGATCCTAAGTTTATCAAAAAGATTAGGATTATAGAGAAGGATAAGAAACCTACTAGTATAGACTCAACAGAGATGGTTACGAATGTTGAGGAATATTTTCTTTATAATGCGGCAGGTGTCTATAGTGGCATCGCAATTTCCCCTTCACAAAGTCACGTTTCTGGTGGCGACAATTCACAAGGTCTAAAGATTTCTCCTGATAGTATTGCTTATACTACATCGGGATTGGTAAATCCAACGACAAAACAAATTTACGGTTATCTTCACAAGGCTATCAAGCCGGTCAATCAGTTACGAATGATGGAAGATGCATTGGTTATCTATCGTATTACTAGAGCACCAGAACGAAGAATATTTTATATTGATGTCGGCAATCTGCCCAAACCTAAGGCAGAGGCATATCTCAAAGACGTTATGAGTCGTTATCGCAATAAGGTTGTTTACGATGCATCGACAGGCGAAGTCAAAGATGATAGAAACCAAATGTCGATGCTTGAAGATTTTTGGTTGCCAAGACGAGAAGGTGGTCGCGGAACAGAAATCACAACTCTTCCGGGTGGTGACAATCTCGGGCAAATGGAAGATGTAAAGTATTTTCAAGATAAACTTTATCGCTCTTTGAATATTCCTATTTCAAGAATGGAAACAGACAGTGGATTCAATATGGGTCGATCATCTGAAATTTCGAGAGATGAGATTAAGTTTACTAAATTTATTCAACGATTGAGAAAACGATTCTCGGTTTTGTTCAATGACCTTTTGAAAAATCAATGTATTCTGAAGGGTATTATTACGATAGAGGATTGGGAAAAAATTAAGGAATCAGTTATCTATGATTTCAATGATGATAATCATTTCTTTGAATTGAAAGATGCCGAATTGTTAGAAAATCGCATCAATCAATTGACTAATGTTTCTGAGTATATTGGAACATACTATTCTGTTAAATGGGTGAAACAAAATGTTCTGAAGATGACCGATGAAGATATTGAAGAAATTCAAAAACAGATTGATGCAGAGAAAGCTGAAGGTGAGATTGATCCTGATGCCGGAACAAATATGGGTGGACCGGACGGTGGCTTCGGAGACCCGGATGAATCTTACGATGAGCGTGAAGATGAGCGTGAAGATGAGCACGATGAGCGTGAAGATGAGCGTGAAGATGAAGATGAACGTGAAGGAAGTAGAAGCGAAAAGAAAATAACTATAGGAAATCCACCAAAGGAACCTAGATAGAAGATAAAGAAACACAAACTGATAAATAGTATTATTGTTTGAGTTAAAACAAAGGAGGAATTATTATGAGCACTAAAGAGTTGGTCGCAAATATCGCGAATGGAAATCTTTCAGCTGCATTAGATTCGTTTGATGGTGTGATGGCCGCAAAACAGGATCAGGCTTGGGACGAAACAAAAATGGACTTTGCTCGCACGGCATTTGATGCCCCGAAGGAAGAGCCCTCAGAGGAATAAAAATGAAACTGATAGCGGAACATTTGGATGATATTGAATATATCACGGAAGCAGACGACACTGGAGCCAAAAAGTATAAAATCAAAGGCGTATTTATGCAGTCGGAGATGAAAAATCGAAACGGCAGAATGTATCCTCATCAGATTTTAGAATCAGAAGTAAAGCGTTATAACAAAGAATATGTTAATCAACGCAGAGCGTTCGGCGAACTTGGGCATCCTGAAGGTCCCACAGTAAACCTAGAACGAGTATCCCATATGATTACGAAGTTGACTCCTAATGGAAAAGATTTCATTGGTGAAGCAAAGATCATGGATACACCTTATGGAAAAATTGTAAAGAATCTCATAGACGAAGGTGCTAAGTTAGGCGTTTCGTCCCGGGGTATGGGCTCGTTAGAGTCTAGACAAGGTATGCAAGTAGTGAAAGATGATTTTTATCTCGCGACTGCTGCCGACATTGTTGCAGATCCGTCAGCTCCAAATGCTTTCGTAGAAGGTATTATGGAAGGCAAAGAGTGGGTGTGGGATAATGGCTTAATCAAAGAAATGGATATTGAAGCATATAAGAAGATTTTGGAAATGAAAACTGTGAAAAGGCAGGTCAGGATTGATAATCAGATCAGCATTTTTGAAGATTTCATGTCTAAAATCTAAAAATGATAAATATTCTAAATATAAAATAAAACAGGGAGTTATTCAACAATGACAGATATAAACACAGAGCTAGAGCAGATCGCTGACGAAGTTTTCGGTGACGATTCGCAACTAGACGAAGCATCCGCTGATGCCCCAAAGAAGGGTGCCGTCGCTGCCGAGAAGATGGATTCGGTAGAAGGCGAGCGTCAAGACATGGGCGCGGCTGTTGTATCTCCAGATGCTTCCTCTGATCCCGGCAAAGAAGCGAGTAAAAAGAAAAAGAAAGCTTCGCCCCCGACTACTACATCATCCGATGCTTCGGCGAAGATTGATAATATGAAGGGTATCAAGGAAGAAGCCGAAGAGGACGAGGATGACAAGGATGAGGATGAAAATCCTTTTGCTAAGAAAAAATCTAAGAAAGCCAAAGACGATGATGACGATGAGGAAGAAGAGGTTGAAGAATCTCTGTCTATTTCTGATCGCGTTGCGATGATGGATCTTTCTACAGATGTCGAAGCTTTGACTGAAGGGGAAGACCTGACAGAAGAGTTTAAGAAGAAGGCCGCTACAATTTTTGAAGCAGCCCTTCGGATGAAACTTAAAGAAGAGTTGACAGAAATTGATGAAACTTATCAGGCAGAATATGCCCGAGAAGTTGATTCGATGCAAGAAGATATGGCTGAGAGAGTCGATGACTACCTCAACTATGTCGTAGAAGAATGG